AACCTTGAGCGCCAACTGACCTCGGCGACCTTGGGGCTGAAGGCCTGCCGCGACCTTGGGTGGGCGTTGGCGGTCGGGTGCGTTGGGGTGGGGGTGGCGGTCTTCCTACGCTTCCGCCGTCAAAACGCCTCATAGGGCAAGCCAAGGGGGTCTAATGGGGGTTTCCATAACTCCCCTTGGTCGGCTTCCTTTGCCAACTAAAGGGGGTAAAGTGTCCAATCTAAACTTTTTAGTAGATTGGTCTTGCATTTAAATCTAAAGACCTCACAACAGAGGACGCACCAAGCAACCACATGAAACTCCTCCTCGCCCTCCTCGCCGGCCTCGCCCTCGCGGCCTACATCCTCGCCCTCGCCGACGGCCCAAGCCTCATCGACATCATCAACAAGTACTAATCTCCCCATGAACCAACCCACACCCGACAAGAAGCCACGCTGCCGTCACGGCGCCTGCAAGGAAGCCATCCTCGCATCGAACCACGAGACGACCACCCTCCCCGAACTCGCCGCCCTCACCGGCCTCCCCCGCAATTCCCTGCGGACGGCCGCTTTCAATATGGGCATCCTGTTCAAGTACGCCCGCAAGCAGAACCACCCCAACCGCATCCGCCGTCATGCCTGACCCCATGTCCCACGTCCCCGATATGCTGGCGTCCCCCGCCCACGTCATCCGCGGCCTCTCCTACCAAATCGCCTACGCCCGTGACCGCGTCCTCCAAGGCGACTGGACCGAGAAGTTCGCCCGCGAGCGTATCCAGCTCTGCGCCGCCGTCGCCGAGGACAACCTCCGAATGTCCCACGGGTGCAAGGCCGTGACGATCTACGCCAACCTAACCACGGGATGCCGTGCCCTGTTCACTTGGTCCTTCGTTGACCGCAACGGCGAGAAGGACGCCGGCTCGGTTCACCCGACGATGGACGGGCGATGAGGTTCCTCACCCTCCTCCTCGCGGCGACCTCCCTGCACGCCATCACCCCTGGACAGGTCGAGGCCATCATCTCGGTCGAGTCCTCCGGCAACCCCAAGGCCATCGGGCGACTCGGTGAGCGTGGCCTCTGTCAATTCTTCCCCGCTGCGTGGGCCGATACAACCCGCTGGCGCGCCCGCCACGGCCTTCCGACCTACGGCTACTACTCATGGGCCTTGGACGAAGGCGTGGGCCGTGAATACGCCACCTCTTGGCTGACCCTTAACGAAGAACGGCTGACGGCACGGCTCGGCAGGAAGCCCACGATCGGCGAAGTCTACGCCGCCCATCAGCTCGGCTTCTCCGGCTTTGCTTCTAAAGGGTTTGACCTCCGCCGTTGCCCGACCATCACTCGGGTCGTCGTGGCTCGACTCGAGCGCGACCCCAGAACCAAATGACCAAGCCAACAATCGTCGCCGTGGACCCGGGAGTCAATGGAGGCATCGCCGTCTTCACTCCGTCCGAAGGCACCATCGAACTGCACAAGATGCCCGGCACCGACTGGGACGTCGTGCAACTGCTGAAGGACATCAACTCCAACGCGGGGGCGGTCGTCCTCTATCTCGAGGAACCTCCGCTCTTCGCCGGCAAAGGCATCCCTGGCTCAGCCATTGGGAAACTGATGTGGAACACGGGCGTCCTCTATGGTTGCGCCGTCGCCCATGCGTGGGAGGTCCACCGCATCCGTCCCGCAATCTGGATGAAGGCCCACCCTGTCGGCACGAAAGGCGACCTCACGACCACGGCTTGGAAGAACAAGCTGAAGGCCCGGGCCTCCGAACTCTTCCCCAACGAGGCCGTCACGCTTTGGAACGCCGACGCTCTCCTCATCCTTGACGCCGCCCGACGCGGTGCCATCAACTGACCTCCTTTCCCATGTCCCAAAAGAAACTTCCCAAGTCCCTCCCCGAAACCGCCCCGACCGCCACGACTTACCGCGAACTCGCCGGGTCGTCCTATATCGTCCTCGCCGACGGCACGGTCGCCCGCAAACTCAAGCCCCGTCCCGCCGGCAATACCCGCTACTGGTTCCTGTCCCACGAAGGACGGCTCCGCTGCATCAGCCAGAAGACGGTCGACGAGATGGTCTCTTTCCCCTAATCCCAACCAACCAACAACCCACAACAAGCCATGAGCAAAGAAAAACCCGCTCCCCTGGAGCAGTCCAACCCCTACGCTGACGTCATCGCGGCCCTCGCCAAGATGGACAACGTCGGGGCCAACCGCATCAACCCCGCCTTCAAGGCCCGCTACGTCTCGCTGGACGCCCTGCTCGACGCCGTGAAGCCCGTCCTTGCGGAGCATAACCTTGCGCTGATCCAAACGCTCGAGACCGAGGAAGGCAAGGTCGGCGTCTCGACCTCCCTGCTGCACACCTCCGGGCATCTCTTCAGCTTCGGCAAACTGATGGTCAAGGCCGAGGGTCTGACCGCCCAACAGGTCGGGGGTTGTCTAACTTATGTGCGTCGTATGAGCATCTGTACCGCTTGCGGCATCTCGGTAGACCTCGACCTAGATGGCAACGACTCCGCCCCCAAGCCCCAAGCGCCGAAGGTGTTCATGGGCGACCTTAAGTTCGAGAAGGCCGCCGTCGAAATCCTCGTCTCCAAGGGTTGGCTCAAGCCCGGGCAGGGACTGAAAGACCTCCCCGCCGAACACCTCTCCGTCCTCAACAACCACGCCTTCGAGCAGGCCGTCCGCCGTTCCGCCTCCGCACAATGAGCCGCATGATCCCCCTCAAGATTGCCGACATGGCTGTCGCCGCCTGCAATGAAGAGATTGCCAAATTGCAGGCCGAGAACGTCCGCCTCAAGTCCGATGTCGAAAGGCTTAATACAGGCATCCAGCCAGAAGGTAGCAACGATGCCGTAGGCAGAGCCGTCAATGTGCTTCTCGAAAAGGAAAAGGAAATCGCCCGCCTCAAGGGCCGCGTCATCGCCTTGGAAGCCCAGGTCGAAAGCGAGAAGGCAATCGCCAAGGCCCTCCGCTCCTTGTCCTTCACGACCGCCGTGCCGTCCGAGGACTACGAGAAGCTGAAGGCCGAACTAGCCAAGTCGGAGGAACACAACGCCGCCCTGTGCGAGCGATTGCAAGACCTCAACGGCGAGGTGCATACCGCTTCCTGCATCAACGGCAATCTACACGCAAAGGTCGCCCGACTCATCAAGGCCGGGACGGCGATGGGTATGTGCCTGCCAGACACCGATGAGGCAAACGCCTCCTATCGTGCTTTCGAGTACGCCGCGAAGGGAGGCCAGTCGTGAGCGTCAAGCGATATGACCGCCAAGAAATCTATGATGTGACCTATCGGGCCGCAGGGGATGAGTGCTTGCCTGAACCATCAGAAAACGGCGAGTTCGTCCTGCACTCAGACTACGCCCGCTTTCATTCGCTATTTGCGAACAGCGAACAGGAGAACGCCCGACTCAAGGCCGAGGTCGAGAGGCTGAAGGCCGAGGGCGATAGACTAAAGGAAGCAGGAGATGAGATGGCTTTCCACATTGGTAATGATGAAGAGTCTCAACGCAAATGTGCTGATAGATGGTTCGACCTCAGGGAGGGCAAGCAGTCGTGACCACCTCGACCAAGCACAAGGCCGGTCAGCCCATCAACGTCATCCTCGCCGACCAGACCATCGTCCTCATGTGGATCGTGAAGACGGAGGCCATCCGACAGTATTCTGTCCAGGACATGAAACAGGCCGAGGTCGAACTCGCCGACTTCGAGGCCGTCATCCTGTCCAAGCAAGCCAAGCACATCCCCGAGTTCGCCGGCGCCACCTTCGAGCTGAACGGAAACTGCTACCACATCGACTTCGTGGGGCAGACGGTCGGCGACAAGATAAACAAAAATTCTGTTCATCTGAGCAAGATTTGGCTCTCCGCCCGGTCTTTCTTCCCACAATGAGCCTTAAAATCGTTCCATCTTCGGTCTACAAGGCCGCCCAAGCTTACAAGGACAAGGGCCAACCCTTCGCCCTCATCATCCTGCTCGACTCCACGCTCTACGTCGAGGCCTCCGCCAAGACGGCGGTCGTGTTTGAGCGCCTCCTAAAGGCTTGGACCGCCGAGACGATGCCCACCCTCTACCGCTCCAACCTCCGCACCTTCCTAGTCCTCAAGGGCGAGGTCAAGGAAGTCACCCTTAACCGCATCCGCACCATCCTCAAATGACCAACACCGACCGACTCGCCGCAACCC